TCAAGAGATTCTGTTTGTTGTTCTAATAAAGATAAAGAAGTATAATATTCTAGATTGTCAATACGCTTTTCAAGTTTTCCAATATCACGCATTGTGTAACGCTTATTATCAATGCGTCCAACTTGAATGTTATTACTATTTGTACCAAAAGTATATGGCTCAAGAGTTAAGTTATATAAAACTAAACCAAGTGCTGGATCTAATGGCTCTCCTGGATTTAATGACGACACACCATCAATGGCAAAGAAATTACCACCAAAATCTACAGCAATTTTAGATTTACGAGCCAGATAATATGTGAAGTCTGTTACAATATCAATACCACGCTTTGGCATTAATGATGCAGAAGATCCAGTTCCAGAAAAACTAGTACCAGCATCATCAATTCTTGGACGGAAGTCTATACAATCTCTTAATGCTTGTCCTTGGAAGTATGGAATTGCTTTATAATCCACATTTGCTGGGTATGAATTAACAGTAAAATAGTCACCAGTCGAGTGTGAGAAATAATCAAATGTTACTTCAATAGGTGCTTCTGGTGGTGCATATGAATTTTTAAGAATTAATCTTGCTTGATCGTAATGAGTAGATCTTTGACCATTATCAAAATCGTAACGATCTGAAATATCAATAGAATATGTAGCACCTGGAGATGAGAATGTTCCAGATTTCATTTTTACAGATACTAATCTATAACCATCAGCATAACCTAATAAAAGAGTAGAGTTTTGTGCAGTAGCTTGAGTGGTAAATGTTACAGTGGCAGAGGAAACTAGAGTTTTAGTTTTTTCTGTAAGAATTGAACCACTCTTGTTAACAGCTGCAATAACCATCATGTTTCTACCAGAATATGTAGAACCAAGATCAAATGTTACGCTAGATCCTGATGGTGTAATAGCAGCAGGTGCTACAATAGCACCACCTGCAGTAGCATCGTTATCAACAATAATATAATTATCTGTTTCAGCTGCTGAAGCCATATTACCAGATGCAGTTGATACTGTTAATTGTGGTGAACCTGATACTGTTGCAGTACCAGAAAACTTTTCATAAACAGTGTATACTGTGTCGTTTGCTAGAAGTGCTGAACGAACATCTTTAATTGCATAGTATGGTAATGGGAAAATTAATGATGTGTTCTCAGGCTCATATACGGTAGTTGAAACTCTATCAATAGTTGAACCAGTAATACTGATAGAACTATCAACAGTCATAGAAACTTGAGATGAAATTGCAGTAATACGACGAAGAGTTCCACCGAATGAAACTACATCACCAACTATAAAATCTGTTTGGAAAGATGTTCCATTACCAGTAATTGTAGTAGAAGATGATGCAGTAGCAGAACCGATAACTCGAGTTAATACTGGTTGAATATCTGCTGAGAAAGATAAATTCGCATCACCTGACACAGCAAAAAAGAACGATTTAACTTTACGATTAAAGTCAAAAGTTCCATTCATTTTAATATCAAACAAACCTAATTTGTATATTGCAGTTTGAGTGCCGATAGTACCATTGTGCCATTCCATTAAACGAACACGAGCAGTACCAACTGCAGTCGCACTACCTGGAGCAGTACCGACTGATGATGTTATTCTGTCATAAAGTGTAACTTCACCGAATGAATCTACTGGTGGTAAACTATTAACATTTGTAACTAAAACATAATTTCCTACTGTGGCAGGAATATAAGCATTTTCAACCTGAACATATTCACGAGATTTTTCTACAGGAACATACTCTGTAGAAATCTTTTCAATCTCATATCCTTGGACATATGCTTTTCCTGGCTCTAAACCAACAGCAAGTTTTGCTTCATTTGCTTGATTTGTTGCAAGATTATCAGAAGTTCCTGGAGCATAAATTCCACGATTGTAATATGGAGTAGTTGTGTATTCCCACTGAACACCAGTATTACCTGGACCATCATAAACTGCACCTGCAGTATGACTTGGTGGTGTACTTGATGACGATGTTGCACTATTTCTGGCAACATATATGTTACCACCTCGTGTCACGACATCTCCAGTCAAATAAACACGACTAGATGCCCATGCTCCACGATTGTTATCTCTATACTCACGAATATCAATTTCAAAGTTTTTAACAGTGTAGTTACCAGACTCATCGTATGTGCGACGAGCAAATGTTTCTTCTAATACTGAGTATTCTGTTCTTCTAACTTCACGCTTAACTTGTCCATCACCAGTACGAACCAACTCAATAAAGTCAGTATCACTAGTGCTTGATTCAGTTAGTTTAGTTAAAGTTGCTGTGATAGAATAACGATGAGCACCTGGAGCAGCATAGTTAAATGAATTTTGAGCATTATCAAATAATGTTTCGTCTTCTTCTGCAGTGACAATAGACTCTTCGCAGAGCAAACCAATACGATAAGATGGAGTATTTGTATATTTGTCAAGGATAATTGTTTGTGGTTCTACGAGAACGAAGTGTCCTTTAATATAATAAACACCAAGTTCAATAGTTGCAATTGATCCCTTTCCGACTGGATCTGATGCAAGTGCTTGAACAGTATATGTTGTGTCTACATCAGAAATTACATCACCAGCAGCAAATACCTTTTCTGTTGTGCTAGTTCCTGAATTTTTGTAGCGAACAAATAATGTTGCTGGATCTGCTCCAGCAGATTTTGAATAATGTATAACTTCTGCTTGAAGTCCAGTTGCATTTTCAATTGTTAAACCAACTAAATTTTGAATAATAGTATCTGTTTGCACAGACGAATATGCAGATTCTAATTTTACATAACCAATGTCGGTATCGATAGAAACCTGTCCAGGAATAACCATTGCACCTTCTTTAAATACATGGTCACCAAAACGAGAAATCTGATTCTGCAGAATAGTCTGCATTTGAGTAAGTTCTCGTGCTTGGACAGCGTAAGATGGACGATAGAGGATTCGATAGAATTTCTTACCCTCGTCAAAGTCATCATAATATGGTTCGGTATTAAAGTTAATAGCCATTCTTTGTTCTTCTCTCGGTTAGTTCTCTATATTTATGTTTAGAATCTGATAATAGTTCTAAGAGTGACAGTTTCTTCATCTGATGGAGTAAATCCTGCTTTATTATCAATAAACATCAGTTGACCAGAATATTTATCTACTGTTGGATTAGATACTGAAGAAGCTGTGAAAGTTTGTCCTGCATCATTTTCAAAAATGTCATTAATTAAAGGAGTGTCATTTTCTAAAGATTGTAATAATACAGCAGTAGAAGTGGAAGAAACTACACGATAGTTTCTATAAAATGTAGTTCCACTTATAACTCTAGCAACTTGAACATCTGTATCTTTTGGGAAATATGTAGTATTAATAGAACCCTGTACTAAGAAACATCCTGATCCTAGCACCCCTTGAAAACGAGTATTGGCTCCATATGCTCTAGGATTTTTAATAATACCTAATTGACGATAATCGTTATTCACTTCAAGACCTTGATTTAAATCATTAGAAACATTTGAATAAAACATTAATGTTCTAGAAAATAACTCATCTGGAGCATTTTTGCCATGACCACCAAATGGAGCCATAATTGCTCTGGCTCTTGCACCCTTACCATTACCAGTAATAACAATATTAGCAAAGGTGTATCCAGAACCTGGATTTGTTATATTAATTTTAGTTAAACGACCTGTTGCAGTATTAATAGTAGCTGTTGCAGTTGCACCAGTTCCGTCACCTTGTATTGATACTGTAGCAACACCATAACCATAACCACCAGAAATTAGTTTGATGGCATTGATTGTTCCTGCTGTTGTTAAAATTTCATTATTTGCTTGAAGTGAAGCAATATTACCCACATTTAAATCTGGTACTAAAACTGCTCCAGTACCAGTTCCTGATACTGTAATAGTAGCTGTGCTATATCCAATTCCACTATTTTCAACAGTTACACCAGTAATTTGTCCACCATCTAAAATAGGATAAAGTTTTGCTTCTGATTTTGAAACATTAACTGCTGCAATCGCACCAGATCCACCACTACCACTAAATGAAACTGTAGGTACAGTTGAATATCCTGCACCAAATCTACGAACAACTGAACCTGTTGCTGGAGTTCCTGCGTAAGCAACTGTCGCAGTTCCGCTAGTAGCTGAACCACTAGTATGAGTTGGAGCACTACTAGCAGTAGTACCAGCACCTGTAATTGTATAAAGTCTATTAGAAACAAAATATTGTTCACCAACTAAAACTGCAGTAGATAATGGAAACGCAGTTCCAAATGTTACTGTTGGATCGCTAGTATAATTATCTCCTGGATTTGTTACAGTTACATATAAAACAGAACCAGTCACAGCATTCATTTTAGCAGAAGCCACTGCAGACGATCCACCTCCACCAGAAAATGTAATTGCTGGTGCAGATGTATATCCAGATCCACCAGAGTTTAAATTTATTTCTCTAACTGCACCAGTTAAACTTACTGAAGCAACGCTTTGTCGTGAAGTATTAGAATATGTTAATCCAGTAGGAGTTCCAGCAGTAGTAACAATTGCTGTATCGCTAGTAGTAGTTAAAGTAAATCCTGTTACAGAAGAACCAGAACCAGTAATAGCAGAAACTTTGTATGTAGTTGGGTTTGAGTATCCAGTGATACTGCCAGTGCCTCCAAGTGTGCCAGAAATAGCAATTAGATTACCGACTGCTATAGTAGTTGCAGTACATGTGAACTGACCACCAGTGCCAGAAATAGCAACACCAGAAATAGTCGGGATAGTCATTGAAGCACTTCCCTTTGCTCTAGTACCAACAAATTTTAATGTTGCTGAACCATTTTGAACTGTACCAAATCTATGTGTTGGTTCAGAAGAAGATAAAGTTCCTGGAGAAACAATTTCATAAAAATCAAATACACTATTGTAAATTTTTTGACCAAGAAATACGGTAGCTGCAGATATAAACGCAGAAGCATCAGAAACTGGATCACTAAATGTTACTGTTGGTGCAGATGTATAGTTAGCACCAGCTGTACTTACAGTAGCACCAGTTACAAAAATAGGATCTTCTACACGATATCCGTCACCATTAACTGTTAATGTTGCTGTGGTATATCCTGAACCTTTATTGTTAATAATAACACTGTCAATAGTACCATTAGAATAGAATTGATTAGTTAAAGCAGATACAACTGGTATTTGAGCATCATTTAAGAATTTGTTTCTTAAATTAATTGGAACATTATACATGTATTTCCAAATGTAACCATCAGATGTTGATATTGGTGTTACTGATGTACCAGTTGGTTTTACTGTTGAACGAGCATTTAAATTATTATCAAGACATTTATACACATTGAAGTCATCTGTCATTACATAAAAATTAGCATCTTCTAAATTATTTTCACCAGAATACGCTAAATTTAAAACTGCTCTTAAATCTGCACCTGTTCCTCCACCACCAGTAACAGTGACAGTTGGAGTTGATGTATATCCAGTTCCTCGTGAAACAAAATCTACATCAATAATTTGTCCGTCCAATACGACAGGAGTATATGATGCACCTGTTCCTCCACCACCAGAAATTGTAATAGTTGGTAAAGTATTAAAACCTGATCCACCTGAAACTATATCAATACCTAAAATCTCATTACAATATTCATCGTCATACATATCATAAACTGTACCAGAAGTCCAGTTTCTTCTAGGAATAACAAATGAAACATCAGATGGTCCAATTTGTTTCATTGTAATAATTTCAGAACGAGCATTACGCTCGTATGCATAACTGTCAATTGGATATGGAGGGTCTAATTCATTTGTCCAAGACAATGTCTTACCAAGATAGTAATAATAGTTTGAACTTCTAGTTACTACATCTCTGTAGACACCTTCTGCCAATGATTTGTGCAGAATAGTTTTAATTAAAGATGAAGATGTCGTCATTTAGAACCCTAGACCTAAAAAGTTAAATTAACTTACAGTTACAACCCATGTTACAGCAATAGTATCACCAGCAGCTTTGTTTACTACAGGGAAAGTAGTACGACAAAGCATAGTGCCTGAAGAAGAAGCATTTAAAACTGCAGCTTCAGTAATAGCACCAGTACCAGTACCTGCTGGGAAAGTAGCAGTGTAAGTAATAGTGTTAGTTGATACTGTTGATGCTGATAGTGAAACACGACCAGTCTCTGCACCCAAAGCTGTATCGGACGCACCTGGAGTTCCAGTGCCAGTTCCAATAGCCATGTGAGTCATTGAAGCTGGAGAGTTGGTTGTTGCAACTATTTTAGCTGCAATATGGTTTTTACCAGTAGTAACAACTAGGTTAGGAACTTGAAATTCCTTAACAACTTCACCTTGTGCATTTGTTTGTACGATGCGAACTTGACCAGTCGCCTTTAATTGTTCTGTGATTTGTTGGTTCATAAAATCTCCTTTATTTTATAGCGTGTTAAATGTGGACTCTCTAGAACCCACTGAATATTCATCTGCAAAGATGATGTAATCTTGTCCATAATAAGAATTTAGCTGCACATAACCAGTGTGGTCTTGTGGATCTAATGCATCAGGACTTGACTCTGTAAATACATATTTATCTGTCGTTAAAGAAAGAACTTCAGAAACTACAGGAGTGTCTGAAAGTGCCTTTTCAGTCTCAAAAGTTATAGTAGTATCTGTCATACCACTATATGATGTTGAAAGTGATTTTCCTGTATTTAGAGCAGTAGAAGTGCTCTCCATTGTAACAGAATGCCCTTCTACATCTTCATCATAATTTAAAGTAGACTGATTTAATAGTTTACTAAAAGATTGTGTAAAAGAATCTTCTGGTGTATCAATAGAATCATCTAATACTTTAATTGTACTCTTTAAAATTGTAGAATCAGTTGGTGTATCAAGAGTGCTTGATAAAACTTTAGTTGTAGATAAAGTTGCTGCAGCATCTGTTGAAACTAGACCATCTTGTAAAGTAATACCTAAAGATTTAACTAAAGATTCTAATGCAACACTTAAATCATAGTTATTTGTAATATTAAATTCACCAAATAATGCCATGCCAGCAGGATGTAGCATTGTTTTAACAGCAGATTTATATGAAGATAATCGTTCATCAATTTTAACAACATATGAAAATGCTTGATAGTAACGACTGTCTTGGATATAAATGCTATCATCTAAAAATCCATTATTAGATTCAAAATATCCAGGATATTTTACTAGAGCACCTAAAGAAATAGAAATAATAGCTGGATCTGCTGAATCAACTTGAGCATTTCTAAAATTTAAAGAAAACTCACGAATAACAGAACCTGCATATGCTCCATCAACATATTCATATGTAACATAATCACCTAAATTTACATATCCTTGTTCATTAAAGCCTTCTGTTCTATCACTAATATTAGGTTTATATGTAACTGCTTGAGTTCCACCTGGAGCATATAGTGAACCAACAGAACGAGTGTTTCTAAAAACATATCCGCCTGAGTATGAACCACTTATACCATCTTCATATTGTGGTGACAATCCAACTAATGTTAATGATGTTGTGCTTGCTATACTTTTAACAATACCAACAAATAATGGTGTTGTATCTGTAGTCCATATTTCATCCCCAACAGCCACACCACCAACCTGTCCAAAATTAGTTGATGTTCCAGTCACTGTCGTACTTGAACTAGATGCAGATATGGTTCCTGAAGTAGTAGACTGATATGTATTTAATTCTGTTAATGTAGAAGATCCAGCAACATTAATAGATCCAGCAGAAACTACATCGTTTGACGCTAAAATTGATAAAGCAAAATTTGCAGTATATCCTAAACCAAATTTAATAAATTCTGCATATTTAATACCACCATCTTCTTCAACAGCGGTAACTTTCATAAGAGCACCAGTACCAGCACCAGATCTTAGTTCAAACACCTGCCCTACTCTAAAATTTTTACCTGATTGTGTTATACTTAATGATTGAGTTGCTGGAACAATTCTTGCTTGAAAAGAATCTTGAAACTTAATTAAATCTCCTGGATTAATAACACCAAAAAATCTTTTATCCAAGAAAAATTCATATAGTTCGTTAGAAAATATTAATGAACTATTAACAGTATTAATATTATTATTACTTAATGTAACAACATTACCTAAAATAGAAACAACTTTTGTGTTTCCAACGATACCACCACCATTTTGTGGTGCTGTGACTAATTGTCCAATTTCTATACCAGTGGTTGTTGCAACAGTAATTGTATTAGAACCAGTAACTCCTGTTGCAGCAATTTCATATGATTTACCAATTTTAACGATACGATCAATTTCACCGACAAGGGATTCTTTTTTATCAACAAGAACTCGAAGAATACGACCAGCAGTTTGAATATCTACAAGTTTACCAACAATATCATCTGCGTCACCATAATCTACCTGAGCAAAAACAGAAATTTCTTGATTCCATCTTCCATCAGATGCAATAAGCATCTGTCTTCCAGGATAGACTAGTTCTACATTTTTACCATAAAGCAGTTTAAACAACAACTTGTATGATGCCTCAGAACCTTTAGAAAGATATTGATCTTTAATACGAGATAACAAAAATCTTTCATCTTCAACAACAAGTGGAAGATTATAAGCTAGTTCTTTTTTAAATTCATTAATAAAACTTTCTAAAGTTTTATCAATATCTCTAAAACTGCTAAGATCTACTCCTTGCGATTGTAAAAATTCATAGTATGCTTCTACGAATGCGACAAATGTAGGATAATCTTCCCTGACAAATTCAGGTAGTTGTCTTTTTACAACCGATGCTATCGGTGTTCTAACTGGACTAATATGACTCATTATGATCTAATAGAATTAAACTGATAGTTATAACCTGCTTGTAGGTCACCATTAATTGTTTGGTCTGCAATAGCATTTACTGTCAAATATGTTGGATCAATTTGAACGATTTGATTTAATGCTGATACTACATCATATGATTCTGGTTTGACTTGCCACTCAAAGAATGGTCCATCTAAAGCACGAATTGCTAAACTGCGTACAACAACATTTCCTGTTTCGTAGTTAATTGTTCCAATATTTGGATTAACAATAACTTTTTCAAAGTTTGTATTTACATAATAAAGACGAATGTTTCCGTTAGCATCATCATCGAGATAATGAATTTCATTGCTATTTGCAATATAAAATCCTGTAGTTCCAAAAACTTCACCTTGTTTACCACCATCTTGAGAAATTGGATTAATTAAATCAAGAACATATTGTGTTGGTATATTATATGTCACAGAATGTGGATGACGAATCATAATACGAGTTATATTATTAACAATAGATGGATCTGCCTCATCTATTGTTTTAGTCAATTTAGAATAACGAAGGACAGAATCAAATCTTTCTAAGTCATCATCATTATATCGCATAATAGCATTTTTAACTATTGTTTCAATTTGGTCTGGAGTTTTAGTAGTCGCTCTTGGATTATAGTAAACAAAAGATGTAACCTTAATGTTAAAAAACTCTGGGTCTACAATTTCTGGAGTGATTGAAACGATATTTCTTGACTGTAATATATTATTTCTAATAAACTCTTTTTGTAAATTGGTTAATTTACTAGCTTCTTTTGGTTTAACGCAAATATAAGTTTTTCCATAAACTGGTGGATTATTATCTTCGCCACCCCAAACTGAAATTGTTTGTGCTTCAGGAAAATTCTTTAAAATAATAGCTTTATAATCATCTGGAGTAACTGCTCTATTTTGAGCAGCATAATATTTTGGTGCATTAAACTTAATCTCATCGATGTCTTCTGGAGAAGATCCACCAGATGCAGCTGCCGTAGAAGTTACTGATAAACTACTACCTGCTATCGTGGCACCACCATATGTAAATGAAGAAGCACTGTTTGGTGCTTCCAAACTAGAAACCATATAATCTAAAGTTACAACATTACCATTAGAAAGTGCTTTACCTAGATTATCGTTACCGAAAGAAATTTCGTAAAGACCATCATCAATTTCTTTGACAAAATACGCATGAGTTAATTCTGTAACTTCTGTTAAAGTATCAGCACGAGTAAAATTTTCATAAACATCTGAAGAGGATGTTTCTTGCACGCTAACTGTTAAAGTATTTAAATCTGCATTAGCATTAGGAATAATAAAACGAACACCTGGAGCCATAGTATATTTGTATTGAAGAGGTGTTCCTTCAGTTAAAATTAAATCAGTGAAAGTATATGTTCCTGATGTCGCACGAGCAGTAGTAACAGCTGAACGATTATAAAAAGTATATGTTACATTATCGATGGAAGTTGTAAAAGGTTGCATCGCTGGTATAGTAACAGTAGATGGCGAACTTGTTGGAGCAGTGACAACTGCATTAACAGTTGCTGTAGCACAACTAGCAGAACGAGGCATATAACCTAACATTTTTGCTAGAGAAACTACTGATGCTCTTTTACTAGCAGAATCCAAAAAACATTCATTAACAGCAAGGTTAGTATAAACACCATTATAATGAGTATTGTAAGCTAAAACATCTAACAAAACAGAAAGACCAGATCCTTCAAAATCATAGTCTTGAAATTCAGTCTGTCCTTTTAAAAATGTTTTTAGATTAGTTTTAATAGCATCAAAGTCTAACTCTGATACTTGGATTCTTTTATTATTGTTTGCCATTATCGGGTTCTCTCTAATGCTATATCGAGAGTAATAGGACTCTCGGTGTTGACTATTTTAAATTCTAATGTTATATAAACAGCGTTAGCTTCTACAGAGTCATCTACTGTAACATCTAATATCTCTACTCGTGGTTCAAAATTATTAATAACATCAATAATTGCTCTTTGCATCATAATTGTAAACATTGGTCCAGGAAGTTCAAAGAGCAATGCTCGAATAGGAGAACCGATTTCACTATGAAATGGTCTCTCAAAATTTCTAGTTAAAAGGAGGTTTTTTACGGATTGCTTAATAGCATTCTCGTCATATCTGCGTGTTATATCCCCAGTCACTGGATGTTTAGTGAAGTTGAGGTCTAAGTCAGAGAAAATTCTTGTATTTCTTGCCATATTGTTTATTTAGGTTATTCTATGAAAGAATTAGTAGATCCTTCAGCTATTGCATCTCCGCAAGCAATATTATCTCCAATTCTAGCTGCAGGTTTACCCTCTATAAAAGTCTTACTCGCTCCAGTCGATGGAGATCTCGCTGCACCAGTATGACAGACTATTCCACAACAATGAGTGGCATGTTGACATGCCGAGTCTACTACTGCAGCTTTAATCCCATTAAAAAATGTTTTAGATACAGGTGTTTGAACTAAAGCAGTTGGACCAAAACATCCATGTCCTGTACTCATATCTCCAAGTCTACTAACTGCTGGCATTATAAAGTATATCCTACATAAGTCTGTAAAGAATTTTTACCAGAAGTCCAATCGTTTGTTACTGTTTTACTATATGTTTGAGTGGCAACTACAGTCGTTCCGTCTATCGCTCGAGCAGTATATGTAAAAACTTTAGAACTGGCAGTGCTCGCTTTATAAGAAATCATCTCATCAAGTTTGTTAATATCAATTTGATTAAATTTTGAAACTACTGGGAAAGTTCCCTCTGGTGTTCTATATGTAATTGTATTATTAAAAGAGTCCTGATAATATCCAGAAATGGTATCTCCAGAAATAACAATAGTATTCGGATTAGTTTCAACTGCAGTTATAGTTACTGGGTAAGATGTCATAGTATCGTCATCAGTATATGTTATAGTATGAGATATAGAAACAGTTTCATTTACTGAACCTAAATCTGTTGATGACGGAGTCCAAGCCATTATGCAGCTTTCGGTGGAATGTCACTAACTAGAACGAATCCTGCTGGCAACCCTGCAGCATTTCTCTTGTATGTTTTATCATTAACCATAGTAAATGCCATCTTACGAGAATCTTTTACTTTATATGAAGCATGAATCCAAACAGAAGATGGGAAACGATATTCTAAAATTAACTGATCATAAGGAATAACTTTTTCTAGTGCTTGAATGTATTCGTATGTTTTACCTATTCTGTCTGGCAATAAAATACCAATATCAACCGCACATCCCTTTGGATGGTCAGAAGTTGCAGATTCGATTGCACCAATAGCACCCCTTAGACGATAACCTGAGTTAATTCTCCACTGAGTTTTATATCCACCAATTCCACCTGGAAGAACATTGAGTGCTGGTTCAAGTAGATTTTGTGCTGTTTGAGCCATGTTACAAACAATTTCACCAACAGTGTATAAACGCTCTGGTCCATTTGGAGTGTCTTTTAACATTTGGTCTACAAGTCTATGTTTACCACCAACACCACCATCAATTAACATACCAACAGTAAAGTTCTTTGATAAACGATAGTCGTTTGTAAATTCTTTAGTAGTGTAGATAATTTTACAATCCACTGGAACTTGTGTAGCGTTAGCTGAAGGTCTAGTGATAGGAGGTGCTTCTTCTGCAGCAACAGGTGGTGGTGCACCAACAACACCTTCTTTTCTTGCCTGTTCAGCTGATGCAGCACGACCCTCTGGTGTATCATATTCATCAGGAGTTTCTGCAACAGTTTTTTCTTCAAACTGTCTTTCTGGTGGTATTGCAAAAGGAACTGTAGGATTTAAAGGATTGCCAAGAGTTGGTGGTGTGAGTGGCACATCAGCAACATCAGCTGCTCCATCTGCACCATTACCAAATTGCCCTTGAGCATAATCTATCTTAGTAGTTCCACCTGATAGATAATTTGCTTCACCTTCTGCTTCAATATTAGTTGTTGCACCTTTAGCATTAAATGCCTGTGCTGCTTGTAAATTCATTTCTGCTTGAGATTTGATATACATATTACCTGCGTCAATAGAATAATCACCAGCAACTTTAACTTTCATATCACCACCTACAGCTAAAGTTAAATCAGTGGCTACTCCAATATCTGCATTATTTCCAACTTTAATTGTAGCGTTTTGCTCAACCTGAATATTAGCGTCTGTTCTTGAATAAATGTTTGCGTTACCATCAACAGTGATGTTTAACTCGCCTGATACATGGACGCATCCATTCTTTTCCATCAACACAAAGTTATCACCAACAATATAATTTACTTGTGTTCCATTAGGGTCTATTTCAGAGAATGTTCCTGAACGATGGTAAGTATTAATTCTTTCATATCCTGGAGTATCATCAAACTCTTGAATATGTCCTGCTTCGGTTTCAAATACTTTATTAAATGGATACTTTGCACCATATGGTGCTTCTGGTTGATCCCATGTGCCTAACTCTAATGCCTTTGGAACAGCACGAACACGAATTGCATCTTTCTTTTTAACTACAGTTCCTTCAATAATACCACGAGCTAATCTATTTGTATCTGGTTCACCGATATAATCTTTTAATGGATATTTGTTATTTGGATCTCTAAATCCAGTAGTAAATGAACCTGTGTCAATGCTTTTTTGTGATGGTCTTGGTGTTGAATCGTCTCCATCTTTTGGTGGTTCTGGAGTTGGTTGTCCAGCATCTTTTTCTACACCACCTGTTCCTTCTTTACCATAAAAATATTCATAATACGATTTTTTAATTGCAGCAATGTCAGGAGTGTTTACACCAACTGCTTTTTTAGCAGCAAGAAAGAAATCTGGATGTGCAGAAACTCCAACACCCTTTACTCTATCTTTAATATACAATGCAGCAACTAATGCTGATACATTAATATCAGCATCTAAAGAATCTGGATTATTAACAATATCTAAATTTAAACCTAACTGATTTGCTAAATTTTGATAACGCTGATAGTTGGCACGACCAGTTAATTGAATAAATCCACGACCATAGTATTTTCCGCCATCTGCATCTGTTAAATTTCCTAAGAAACCTTTACCACGCTTTGTTGGTCCATATGCCCATGAGAAAAATTGTTCTCTCGTAACACCTTTTTTAGTAGCGTCTGAATATGTAGCAATGTCTTCTGGTGTTGCAAATGAATAAACTTGTTTTAGTCTAGTTGGACTATAATTAAAACTTTCTAGTTGAGGAATCCATCTTGATTCGCCACCAGCAATACCTAACAATGCACACTTTTGTTCTTTTGTAGTTAATCCAACTTTATCACATGCTGCAATTAATGCTTTAATACCTTCAGAAGATTTACTTGGGTTTGAAGAAGATTTTGCTGGAGGTAATGTAGGTATTGAAGTGTTTGTTACAGTA